CCTGATGCCGAACGAGCAACCATCGCAGCCATCGCGGAAATAGTCGCACAGGGCGACAGAAACACAGCGCAACTCAATGCCTGCATTGACGCATATAACGATGTGAGGGATCTTGTAAATGGTCAACGCTGAACAACTCCAACGCCTGCACATTGGGCCGCAGTGGGTAGACGCATTGAATGAAACCTTTGAACGGTTCGACATCTCGACACCACTGCGTCAGGCTGCATTCATCGGCCAGTGCGGCCATGAGTGCGGAAATTTCAGGGTGCTGGAGGAGAATCTGAACTACCGGGCCGAGACTTTGCAGAAGCTGTGGCCAAAGCGTTTTGACGCAGCCAAGGCGCAGATGTGCGCTAAGAATCCAAAGCTGATCGCCAACACAGTCTACAGTTCGCGCATGGGCAACCGTGACGAGGCATCTGGTGATGGCTGGCGGTTCCGGGGCCGTGGGTGCATCCAGTTGACTGGCTCTGCCAACTACCACCACGCAGGGCAGGCGCTTGGCGTGGACCTGATCATGGAGCCTGACCTGGTGGCCACGCCACAGTATGCGGCACTAACCGCTGGCTGGTTTTGGAACACCCACAGGCTGAATTTGCTGGCTGACGCCCAAGACTACCGGGCCATGACCAAGAAGATCAATGGCGGCTTTATCGGTCTTGAGGACCGAATCAAACACATCAACCATGCGCTGTCGGTGCTGACATAGGGCAAAATTGGGCTATGGCCAACGTAAAACAGCAGCTTGAAGCCCCATTTGTTCCTAGTCTGGGATTCCCGCCAGAGGGATACGAGCGCCGACATTTCAGCGAAAACTATGGGGCACTGGGCAATTTCTTTTTGAAGCTGACGTTTAGCCTTGGTTCGCTGTTTGGCCCAAGGGGTGGCAAGTTTTTGAACACGCCGCATGGCGCGTTTCACAGCAACATTGACCAGGTGGCAGCCAATACCACCACGGCATACCCTGTTTATTTCGGCACGACTGACATCTCCAACGGCGTGACGGTGGCCAGCGATTCGCGTATTACTGTGGCCGTGGATGGCATTTGGAATTTGCAGTTCTCCTTGCAGATCAAGAACGTCAGCAACGATGGCCAAGACTTTGACATTTGGTTCCGCAAGAACGGCGTCAACATTGCGGACAGTAACAGCCGATTCCATGTGCCAGCCAGAAAGTCCACAGGCGATGCCAGCCACATCATCGCCTCATTGAACTTTTTTGTAAGCATGGTGGCTGGTGATTACGTTGAGGTTGTTGGGTGCGTGACCAGCACCGATGTGAGTCTTGAGGCATTCCCTGCTGGTACAAGCCCAACGCGCCCAGCCATTCCATCGGCCATCGCCACCATGACCTTTGTGTCAAACCTACCGAGTTAACAGCCATGTACATTCCAATCAAGCTGCCGCCTGGCATCTACCGCAATGGCACAGAGTACCAAGCTGCTGGGCGCTGGTATTCGGCAAACCTTGTGCGCTGGTACGAGAACACGCTGCGGCCAATCAACGGCTGGCGCAAGCGGTCTGAGTCGCAGATGACTGGCTCATGCCGAGGCATCATCACTTGGCGTGACAATAGCGCCAACCGATGGATTGCGGCTGGCACACATTCCAAACTGTACGTTATGAACGAGGCTGGCACGCTCAAAGACATCACGCCAACAGGCTTCACCACCGGGTACGCCAGTTCCACCACCCTGACAGGCTACGGCTACAGCAGCTACGGCACATACGCCTACGGCGTGGCACGGCCTGACACTGGCACGCCCATCCCGGCCACCACCTGGTCGCTGGACACATGGGGCGAGTATCTGGTGGCGTGCTCCAGCTTTGATGGCAAGCTGTACGAGTGGCAGCTTGGCTTCTCCGGCCCGACCATTGCTGCGGCCATTGCCAACGCGCCCACAGGCAACGAGGCGGTGCTGGTCACGCAAGAGCGCATCATCTTTGCGCTGGGCGCTGGTGGCAACCCACGTAAGGTGGCCTGGTGTGACCAAGAAGACAACACCCAATGGACACCTGGCACCGACAACTTGGCTGGCGACTATGACTTGGCCACGCCCGGGTCTTTGATCGCTGGCAAGCGCGTCAAGGGTGTGAACCTGCTGTTCACAGACGTTGATGTGCATACGGCTCAGTACGTTGGCGCACCATTCGTTTACGGCTTTGAGAAGGCTGGCTCTGGCTGCGGCTTGATTTCGGCCCAAGCTGTGGCCGCTATTGATACGGCTGCCATCTGGATGACAGGCTGACGAAACTCCTGATGCCGAACGAGCAACCATC